GTGTTCGCATTGTCTTCAGGCTGCGTAAACCGCACGGCGGGGGCACTTGAGCCAATAGGATCGTTGAGCGTCTGCCAGATTTTCCAAGGATGAATCTGTGTGATGTCCTCGTTGGGCGGCAACCGCTCAAGGTTAACTTCGACCTGTGGGCCAGAAGCAATACCCATGTTGTTGACCAAGGCCCGTGCTGAAGCATTACAGACGTTCTGCACATCCTCAATGACTTCGGGAATAGCCTTACCCCAGAATGACCCGGGGCACTTGATAAACGAGGTTTTAGCGTATGGCTTCTCACCGAGGGGGTCGTAGTTCAATACGGCCTTGATGGTGTAGTTGCCTACTTGCCAAATGTTGGTGTCATACTCACGAGCGGGATCAGGAACATCGTCCTCAGTAAGCCCCCACTCGATAAGCATTTTACCGGATACTTTGCCCCAGAACTCTAGGGTATCGAACATCTCGGTTGGGCGCATGTGCGAATAGAACTTGCGTTCCTGCTCCTGCTTGAGAAGCTCCACATCCATGTTAATCCAAGACTGACCATTGCCAATATCAAGGACTTTGCGGATAGCATCGTCGTCGTAGCCGGGGACACCGATCAAGTCGGCAAGTTCCATTCGGCTCAAGCGGTGATGCTCGAACAGGTAACCGTCCTTAATGTTGGTGATGCCCGGCTCAGGGTAAATACGGAACGGATCAACCCGTTCGTGTTCTGGCGCAATCCGTTCGATTGGCTTAGCAACAGTCTTACCTGTAACAGGATCAGTCTCCCATCCAAGTGCACGTTGCCTACGGACAACTGGCCCTTTGATAAACGCCGAAGGGTAGGTCACTAAGTCGGTAACAAAATCGTTGAAGGCTTCAGCCCAGCCGCCTTGAGCAAACTGATCGCTGATCTTGATCTTCATCTTGTCAGCGCGGTTCTGTGCTTCTTGCAAAATATTAAAGCGATAGTCTTGTGCGACCATCTCTTTGATCTCGCTCATTGCCGCAGGGTTGGGCGCTTGCCCAGTTTCCTCGACAAGTTTTAAAACCTTGTATGCAAAAATTTCTTGGATAGCCTTCGACTGCTGCGGAGACATATCAGGGATCGGAGTCGCATGAATATCCCAAGGGGGTGTACCACTATCAAGCAAAATGTCCCGCAGCCAAGACTCGGCTGCACGGCACTTCACTTCGGTAATCATCATGTATATGTCAGAGCCGCCCTGCGCTTTGATGTCACGGGCTTTATCGTCTTCGTACTCACCGTTGCGCTGACGTAGCGCCTTAAGCATCTTCTGCTCAATAGGTTTCTTCGCTTGTTGTGCAGCGTCCCAGCACTCACGCAGATAAGCTGTAAGGCCAAGGATCAACGGCTGACTCTGGCGTTCCGCCAAAGCTTTATCCGACGCCTCTTTGTCTTGCTGACGAGAGAGGTCAGAGTTACTTACAACACGAAGAAATGACAGACCTGCCATCTAACTACCTCTTATCTTTCTGCTGTTTCTTCAAGTATTCATCCATTGTTTGCTGGATAATTACTTTGCCTTGCGTAAGCTTTTGCGCAACCTTGTTCCGCATTTCTTCTGGCCCGTACATGCTCTTAGAGGCTTTGATAGCCTCGACAGCATTTGCTTGTTGAGACGGGGCAGCAGCGCGTCGGCCCTGTTCAGTCTTCAGTTGTTGCAGTCCTTCTGTTTCACGTGAAACAGTTTGGACAGGTGCAGCACCAGCGTTTATTTTGCCGCCCTCACCAATCGTTGGTATAGCGTTACCACTGCGGATCGCAGCATTTGATAAGCGACGTTCATACGCAGCTTGGCGTTCATTAGCAAGTTTTTGAGCATCACTTTTGTATTCCTCTCCATAGTATTTAACATCTGTGGGTTTACCGATGTCAGGCATTGCTTCCATCTTTGGGGCTTGCCCACGAAATACAGTCGGTGCTTTTGCTGCTTCTTCCACTGTAGTGTCGTAGGCGTCGTATTCGAGACCAGCTTTAGATGCAGTGGCAGCGGGTGCGGGTGCAGCAGGTGAAGGCACAGCAGGTGGCGGCTGTGTAGCTGCTGGGTTTGCCGGTATTGTTGTCGCCTTAATTGGCTGGTTAATTACTTGACCAGTGTAGCCAATTGGGGGTGGGCCATCTACTGCACGATTCCAAGGAGCAGAACCCGGCGCGGGCATTATCACTGCGTGCTTAGAGATGGTGGGTGCATATCGTTGCGACACCATTCCCGCCGAAGCCATTTTGGGATTCGTCGAAATGATGGTGAAACTTTTACCAACTTGTTTAGCCAAGGCCGCCTCCTAAGTTGCTCTTATCGCTAGTGTATACCAATACACAAACTTGTTGTCAACAAAAAAATCCCCCGAAGCTTTCGCCCACGGGGGTAACTCCAACTGAAAGGAGGGTGACAACTGCGTGAGCAGTGAAGAAATCATATCATGTCCATCCGGCAGAAGCAACTTGTTTGACTTCTCTACGTCTAGGTAAAGATGTACCTTCTCCAACACTGGTGATATGCAACATCAGATACTGTAGCGCTTCGGCCACGTGCGAATGTTTGTTCTTGTCAATATCGCCATCGCCCTTGGGCTTGTAGCGATACCCGCCCATCATGGCGGCTTTAAGCTGTGTGCACCCCGGGTCTACGAGAAACGCTGGGTCACCATCTACCTGCCGCATGAGGAAGTCATCGACTGCATTGATCCGTGCCGAGATATTGTTGGTCTTAGCAGGGATAACCCTTAGTCCTTCTGCCTTGATGATGTCCACCGCCGAGCGTTCATCGGTCTGCGCCCGTTGTATGCCCGCTGGGTCGGTGACGATCATAATGGGTGCACCACCGAACCGCTCGTAGATCAGTGGTTTGAGCATGGTACGCACGAAACGCTGGATGCCCATATCAAACGATACACATTCGGCAAGTATCAGGGCACGACCCCGAGGGTCTTGCTGCCCAAGGATGGCTGCGGGGGTAAGCCCTAAGTCCATGCCTACGACGATGGGGCGAACTCCATTACTGATGGGGCGGAGCTTTTGCTTAGCCATGTGGTAGTCCGGCCTGAAGTATTTGTACACCGGCATACCTGCCGATGACAGTCCATACTCTCCGTCGATGTATACACGGACGTATTCTTCGCTGCGACCTTGGGTATCGTAGTAACCCTCGGGCAGGTTCTCGACATTCTCCGCATACACGCTACGTCCGGACGGCTGTTTGAAAACATCCCACCCGTTGTTGTTAGGAGATACGCCGTCCTTAACGTCCAGCCCCTCCATCTGGTAGTACCACCACGTATCCATAGTCGGTGGGTTGGTGTCGCCCCACATTCCATGCCACGTCGGGCCACCGTCTTTGGCCGAGGGGAATCGTCCGATACGTTTGGACATCGCGTCCATGATGTCGGGGTGAATGTCTCGGCACTCGTTGAACCAAGCAAAGGACAACTCCAACGAGTTTAAGTTGGCAACGTCGTCTGCATCGTCCAGTGCTCGGAACATAATCTCGCACTCGATGTCGCCCACTTTGAAGAAGTAAGTCTTGGTGGTGCGCATGTAGTCACCACACACTCCCGGTGGAAACCAATCGAGGAACGTCTTGATCGTCGTGTCCTGCAACTGGCGTGCAGTCTCACGCACAATCGCCGCCCGTGTTTTGCGTATGCCTTGGGCATTGGGTTCTTGCATCGACGCTCGCCGCACAATCTCAAACGAACAAGTTACGGACTTGCCGGAGCCGACCGGCCCCATCAACACCCGCATCTTGCGGTCTGACTCCATGAACTTCTCGCCGGTTGGCGGCGGCGTATAGTTAATGTCAAGTGCCATTACGGACGATCTGGGAAGATGCCCATGATACAAATGATTTTGCTAGGCTGACCAATTTCCCAGCCGTGGACTTTCGTACCATGCTCGTTGGTCGGGCGCAAATCAGGCAGCTTGTAGTTAGTTACGCCATCGCCGCCATACATCGTGCCGATGATGGCAAACAGCGGGGTGTAGTCCCGGACATTTAGGGTCTGTCCGTCACACGACGCCCAGTTTTTGGGGGCAAAGCTGCCAGCGAACTCACGTACTTCTCCGATGTAACCTTCCATATCAAACTCCTTGGTTAAGTGGTTGAACAATCATAACGATGAACTCGCGCCCATGTTTCTTACTGCGGCTGATCTTGGTCTGGAACGAAACGCTGGCGCGACCAAGTGCGTTCTCGAGCATGATAGCTTCGGAGGCGCTTCTTAGTTTGACGGCTTTAAAGCCGTCATAGGTTTGGGTGAATAGGTCTTCAATGTTCGATGGGAGTTGCATCCACTACCTCAGATTGGTTGTCAATAATTTGTACTGCGTGCTGTTGGCCGCCCAAGTTTATATTGATGCGAACCCCGCCGCCATTACCTTCGTTGGTAACTTCACCCTTTGGCTCCAAGCCTGCCCACTTGACAGTGGACTTAATCAGGTCGGCCTTGACTGCGGGTGAAACTGCGGAGTCGTGGATCAACATCCAAGATGTGGTGAGGAGTTCTTCAGCTTGCGCACGCGCCTTGAGCTTGAACGTCATCCCTTTACTGCGGATTTCTTCACGGTAGGCATCCACCTTCTTGAGGAAGATGGGGTCGGCATTAAACGACAGTACATCGGTAGACGAAATCTGATGCCGCCCTATAACTTCTTGCAGCGTCTCTCCGCTACCTTCCAAAGTTAGGGCAATATCGAACGCCAGCCTGTCTGACCATTTTGTGTGGTGAAGTGGTAGGTTGTCCATGAGCGCAGATTATGGCAGATAGACGGATGTGTCAAGGGGTAGCCGAAAATTTTAGCTAACTTTACACGATCCTTTTTTTGGGTCTTGCTTTAAGAGGTTTACTACAACTGGGGCGGGGCGTCCGCTCGCGTGTCCATGTGCCCCCCTCCCGCCTTGGCAAGCGCCGAGCCGAGCGAATAACCCTTTGAACATTGTGGGCATTATCCCCTAGGGAAAACGGCATACTTGACGCTTTTGTCTAGTTGTGAGAGTCTGAATTTGTCGGCGGTGATCGCACCGCTGATAGGGTAGGCGAATTGACCTACCGCCTGCTCTTTAA